AAACATCTACTTCGATAGCGTTTCCTGCTACTCCAGCATATCTTGCAGCAAAGGCACCAAATGCATTAGCATTATTTCCTTGCAGATAAGTGGTTTCATATACATCTTCGTTTGCAATTTGAACTGAAGCTGAAGAATTTGCTGTAGCAGTTCTGGTATTAGTGTTGATTGCACGAACTACACGCAGATCATTTGAATATGCTAAGAAGCTAGCTGCGGTAAAGAATGAGTTATATGTGTTTGAATTTGGGGTACCGAAAACACTAGCCAAAGTGTTCTCACTATCTACTGTAACTCTGACATTTGCTGGACCCCATTCGAAATTTCCAACAAATGCACCAGTTGATGTGGATACCGAAGGAACTACAGTTGTTAAATCAACTTCGGTAACGCTTACTCCTGGAGATAACTGAATTGCCATCTTTTTCTCCTTATTATATATGAATTTGGCAGGTATATAAAACTATACTCTTTATTTAGAATATATCAGTTTCTCATTATTTCTCTGAAATATTCAGCATAAACTTCACCTTGACTCCCCGTAACCCATACATCTCCACCTTCTACCAAGAACGGAACATCTAATCCGTTGTCTATAATAGGACCTGGGATAGTTTCTTCATCTATCTGACTAAGTTTTTCTAACTGAAGCTGTTTTCTCAAATCGTGGTTGACAACATCTTTAAAGTATTTCTGAGTGGTCATCCAAGCAAACATAACCAAAGTCATTACTACATCGTCTGTTTTTCCTTCTTCTGCTCTCCATGTTGCTCCATCAGAAACAAATGATGTAAGTTCTGAAATAGTCTCAAAGTCTTTTACTATGAGTTTGTCTGTTTCTATAAGTGTCTTTAGGTTTGTACAGCCAATTCGTTTGACTTGGCTACTCATTTTCAAACCTAGCTGAACACCTCTACCAAATCCTGCTGAAATTTGTTGGGCCTTTTTGTTACCAGTTTGAACTTTAAGTACATTCTCGTATTCCATTTCACCATGAAGAATCTCGGCAATTTGTGGAGTGTTATTTACCTCTATCAATACATAGGCATTATTGTAGTATTTGGCTGCATTGTATATAATAGTAGGAAAGAGAACAGGTGATATAAATGCGCTAGAATACCTTGCAACCTGTCTGTAAGGGGTTTCTGATATATCTATGACTGAGAGAGCAGACATGTCCATATTCTTACCCTCCGCAACATCTACGCAGATAGCATACACATGGTCTTTGGTAATTTCTCCATCACCAACTACGGGCTGTTCATAGACATCCAAAATTTCTTCTTTGGCTATTCTTCTCTTTTCTACTGGCTCCGCATAAGCCAACTCTTGTAGTTTTGATCCGGAAATTAAAGTATTAGTAGAACCTAAGAACTCAGTTTCAAATTCTTGTTGGAACTGTCGTTCAGAGGTGTTACGAATAGTTTCTTCACGCCACTCTGCTGTTCTTCCTGGCACCATCGACCAGTGAATTTCAAATGTCTTATAATTATTCTTCTTGTTGATTGCATCCATCCACAACTTGTAAAACAAGTTCATGCCATTTGGAGTAGATACGATAATAATCTTTGTTGATTTACCAGATGAGATAACAGGATAAACTGAGTTAAAGAATTCGTGAGCAATATTAGAAGGAACGAATGCAAATTCATCTAAGAATACTACATTGAAAGATCCTCCACGAACTGCTGATGATGAAGTAGCAGCAGCGATAACTTTAGAACCATTTTCTAATTCAACTGAACCTTTATTCCATGTGATGACACCTTGCTGCAACCACATAGGAAGATTTTCATACGCCAGTTGATACTTTGAAAGAATATCTCTAGCTAACTGTCCTTTGTTGGCAAGAACAGCAATGTTTTGTGTATCTTGAAAAATAGACAGCCAAAGTATATACGCAACTGTAGTGGTAGTTTTACCAACCTGACGAGGACACTTTGTGATCGAGAAACGATTCTCATGGTATGTTTTGATCATCTCTCGTTGAAAGTCCCACATTCTAAATGGCATCAGACCTTCATCGACATTAACAATCTGAATATACTTTTCAGCAAAGTATATAGGATCTTTAGAGCATTTGATGTATTCTTCTATCTGCTCTTGTGTGTACTCCATTTTTACCCCGGCTCTTTTGAGCAGAGGATTATCACGATACGAATCTTTATTGATAGACATTATTTGTTATATCTTGCTTTAATTTCATCAGAAGGTGTGTGCCATGGCACAGTTAATTTCTTTTCCATATTAGTCTTTACATGCTGATATGGTTTGGCACTTTGTGAATACAAAGCAAAAGATGCATGATGTGTAAATCCATCTTTATCTTTTTTTGCCGATGCTACTTGAACATCTCTAATTTTATGTGTTTTATCATATGTTTTTGTTTTGATTCTATATTTCAAATGTCCAGAACCTCCATGTGCAAGGTCATGATTCATTAATATATTGTGTTCTTTACTGGAACGAATTTGTTTGTGTGCAGTCTTTGGTATATGTTTTGCCAAATCGGAGCTTGACATCCACTCTGATGTGTGTTCTTCAGCAGATTCTTTAATAAATTCTTTGAATTTCATTTTATGCTTTTGTAGTAGTTATTTTCACATGTCCTGTTTCTGGATCATGTTCAACATGGTGTGCATGAAACTCAACATCAGGATGATCTTTTTTTAATCTTTTAAAGTGTTCTAAGTTAGCAGGAGAATCATCATATAAATGTACTTTTTTATAACCATGTTTTCTAATTAAATCACCAATGACTTTATGCTTTGCTTCTGCTGGTGAAGCAGCACCAACATTACCTGCTCGGCGAACATGAATATGCCTAGCATCTATGCCATGATGCTTTAAAGTTTTCATGAATCCACGCTTATTGTCCATATCAGAGCGGGCAGTCACAATCTCAACATTCTTGTTGTTTCTATGAATCGCTCTCAGTTTATTGATCATCTTGTGAATGGGATGAGCAGACTTCTTGAATACTTTATGTGATCTGAACTCACTGTAATCGTAGCTATGGCCTGGCTTTAACTTGTGATCATTGTACTCTTGATTTGTTAATGATTCTACTCTTTTACCATGTTGGTCTTTAACATGCACTTTTAGCTTTGAATGATCGTGATGAAACAACACTTCATCCATATCAAATGCATGAAGTGTCTTAGATTTTGCATCTCGTCTTTCTTGAAGTTCTTCTCTTAAATGTCTAAAGTGGATCATTCTTTTCCTTTTAACATTTTGTTTAAATCTGCTGTACTACCAACAAAGATTGCTTTATCTATTTTGGTGCTTTGTGTTTCTTTTCCTGCTGCTTTATTCATTTCACGCATTTGCTTTTGAAGCAATATAAGCTTTTCGTTTGCATCAGCAACATTCTTAATCATAGTAGCTGCAACTTCAAATGCTCTTGGATGCTCAGATTCTCTGGCAATCTCAAGAATAGAATCAATAGCATCAACACCTTTTTCTATAATTTCTTCGTAGTTCTGACGAACCTTTTTGTAATCTTTTTCTAAGTCATTGTCTAGCTTAGATTCAGCTTCAATAACAGGTCTTTCTTCTTTAACTACAATATCTGTACTAGCAATTTGTTTTGGTTCTACTTCAAAAATTTCACTCATATTTTTTTCAAATTTAGTCACTGTTGTACTCCGTCACTGTTGTCACAATAGTATATGCTGAATTAATTGTAGCATTTGCTGGGTTTACAGAAGAATTAATGGTTACCATCTTATTATTTGCGTTTACACCATCAACTGATAATAAAGTATATTCTGCGAAAGAATCTAGTCCTATAATTTCTGTATTTGTTTTAAACCCACCATTTATATCAGTAATTACCATTTGATCCGTGGTGTTACTGTAATATAATACTGTACCAGTAGCACTAGCGGTATCTAATGAATATCCTTGATAAACTGTTTCACCTTCTTTGTAAATCCCAAAGCCGGCAGGACTCATATTGAAAGTAACTTTTCCATCATTAACAGATGAATCTAAATCTAATATGTTGACAAAAGAATTTTTGATTATCTTTGCTTGAGATACTGCACCATATACAAAAGCTTTTGCTGTAAAATTTAAAGTCCAAATAATTACTCTAGCATCAGAGTCTTGCAATCCTTCATACTCAATATCATAGTTTACTGAGTTTAAATTAATTGGTACTTCTTTTGTTACACCCATCGTAGGAATAAGATTTAGTTTTATTGTGTACTCAGGAGTAAAAAACGGTAATATATGTTCTATTATTTGAGTACCATCTTCTATATTTCTGACATAAATGTATAATGAAAACTCAAAGTTATATGGTACAGGAGTATACTGTGAAAGCTTTGCGTTAGGATTTCCTGATGCTGCTGTAGTCTTTAAATTAGTTATTTGTTTTCTTGATGCGTCATATTCCATACTTATCAAATCAAAAGACATTCTAGGTAATGTAATTTGAACTTTCTTATTTAAGTCTGGATCACCTACTAGACGAGCAACATATTTTTCTTTTGGAGCATAGATAATAGGCACCTTGACTTTTCTATCTTCGGTGCCATCTGTTTTGTAGCGAGTTAAGGTGATGTTATCAAACAAACTACCAAAACCAACAACAAGTTTTCTAATGATTCTGTGATAATTGGACATTATATGTTACCAAAAGGATTGCTTTCTGAGAAGTCAATTATAGAATTAGCTTCTGCATTAATTTGTTTATTGTCATAGTCTGCATAATACTCTGCATGTTCATATATGTTCGTTGTTGATAAAGTTGCTCTAGCGTTTGATGTTGCTCCTCTAGCTAAATTACCAACAGAGAATGTTCCTACTATCGTATTGATATCCAAGTTTGCAGATACGGAGTCATAAGCTGCAATAATACCTGTCGTAGTTGCATTTGCTAAAGTAATATCTGGGCTAACAAAAATAGTTTCTCCTATAGCAAAAACACCCGAAACTCCAGTTAATTTAAATCTTTGTGCATACGCATCTTCTTGCTGTACAATATCAATATCGGGAATACCAGTATTGATAGTTTCATGTGAATACTTGAATTTCTCTAATTCTAATTCATAGAAATATGGTACTCTACGACCAAGCATAGCCATGTCCATGTCTTGGTTAACAAACTTGATTTCATACAATTCGCCTACACCATTGAGTGGAGGAATATAAATTAAGTCACCATCTTTTGGTCTATCATATTTAGGATCAACAGGAACTCTTTGAAGAAAACTTCTTTTTGACATTACTACAGTCATATGGTTCTTAATTTCAAGACCAAATTTACTAAAGAAGTCTTTATCTCCTTTGTAGTCCATGACATTACTTGGATATAATTCGATAGGGTACGCTGCGGTAAATTTCTTGAGAGGATCTTCCCCAAATAGCAAGTCTCTTGCAGCATCATTAGAATTAGGAATATAATAACAGCCCACACCCATTATCTTAATGGATTCAACAATCAAATCTTCCACCAAACGCTGTTCGGTGTACTTAGCATTATAATTATTGAAATAGTGGCTAACTGGCATATTAGTTCATAAACCACTCTAACGGAGCACCATAATTGGATTCCATTTCTTCTTCCAATTGTTTTATTTCATCTACGGCATCTTCATAAATTTTATCGCCGTTCAATGTGACACCACCTAGCAACTGAACACCTTGGAATTTTTTAAGGTTGTCTCCCCAATTGCGTTTGATGAGGGCTGTAGCATATCGTTTGAGCCAACGATCATCCCAGACAGCATTATAGACATCTGGATTAATCATAGCATAGCATTCAGCAACGACAATAGTACCAACAGGTGCTTCTGAGTATCCCCATGCCCAATCGATAAAGAGTTTGTGCATGTGTCTTTGAAAACGAATAGGTACTTCACCAGTAAATAATATTTCTAAAGAACGCAGGTGTTGCATTGTCATTGTATAGTTGATATAAGATGCTGAAGTAAAGTCGTAGAGTTCGTTCAGACGCAATTGATATCTCAGGTCAAACATATTAATAGTTGCCTGTGAATCTTGAATAGGAAATATACGAGTTACACCGACAATGTTTAATGAATTATTTGCAGCGTCTTTGGTGACAGATGGTCTCATATCAATATATCGTTGATCTATATCTTGCTGAGTCACTGCCTTAATATAATACACTTTTTGGAGGCCATCAAAATGATAGTCTTGCCAGTATTGCATGGCATCATCAATTCTGTCCTCTACCTGTTCATCATCTATGTTAATATCAATTACAGGAAATCCTAGTCGGCGCAGACAGTAATCTTTAAACTCTTGTCTGTTGGTAATTGACGCCATTTCTTCTCCAATTTATGTTATATCTTTCTATTTATTCCCATGGCTTATTTGGCCATACTACATTATATGGGAATCCTTCTTGATCGGGAACATCAAGTAGGTATTGTCTATATGTTGCAAGTTGCTGTTTGTATTCTTCTGTATATGAATTCCATCTCAGTGGATTATTCACTATATTATCAAGTTCTACTAAAAGAACATTTCTGTCGTGTCTAGCTTGTTGAATTTTTTCTTCATATGGAACATCTTGCCAATCTTGTACT